TAACCCCACGGCATCCAGCGCCTGATTGATTGTCCACCCGCCGCTCTTCACCATCTCCAGCGCCGTCTTGAGCCGGTCGCTGTTGTCCTCCTGGAGCGCCTTGACGTGAGACATGTCCAGCCCCAGCACGGCGCCCCGCTGCTGTGGCGTCCGGTACTCGCTAAACAGCTCCTGCGTCACCCTGGATGACCACGAGTGCGCCAGCGGACTCATCGTCTCCGACCAGAAGGAGAACTGGCTTCCTTCGATGGACGTGGTTGTGAGCCCGCCTGCCGCCTCCAGCCCAACCCTGGCTCCAACCAGGATGGGCGGCACCCCGAACACGGAGCAGATACGCGACTCTACGTGAGCCCGCGTCCCCGGCATCTCCATATCCTTGATCGGCAAGCCTAGCTGTTCGTAGGAAGCCCCCTCAGCCGGGAGGATCATCACCTCGAACCACTTCTTCATGCCGTTGAACATCCGGCGGAAAGCGCCCTTCAGCTCCCTCGCTTCGTCCGGCGTGGGCTTCTTCGCCGTCTTGAGGATCCCCATCGGCACACCGGCGTTGCGGAAGAACGCCCAGTCGAACTTGGTCATCTCACTGTCCACGTTCCCTTCGTAGATCAGGAGAGCGACCGCGGAGAGCCCGTAGAAGTCGTTAGTCAGGTTCCGCGTCCGCCAGTGGATAACATCGCGGCGGGGAAGCCTAGCCTTGACCTGGCCGCTTATCGACACCTCGAAGAGGTCATCCTCACGCCGGGTGCCGGGCTTGATGGTCACGTAGTCCGGCCGGATGAGCTGCAGTTCCTTCACCGCCCGAAATGAGCGGTTGCGGTCCGGCACATTCGAGCGGCGCACCTTGTGGATGTAAACGTTTCCCGCCGCCCGGTGGTGCGTCGCCGCCGTCGCCAGGAACTCGTATCCGTCCATCGATTCGTTAGGGTCCGCCAGCAACTCGAGGACTTCATGCGCTTCCTGCTCTTGCAGTTCGCCCCTGCTATCCGGCAACAGGAGTTGGGGACTCAGCTCCGCGAACGACGTGGCAATCTCCTCGATGCAGGCGTAGATCAGGCTATTCTTGGAGTAGCCTTCATCAATCCAGTTGGCCAGATTCTGGCCAGAATCTAGGTTCTGGTTTTGCTGCCAGGTCGGGAGAACGTCCACCCCTTGCTTGTAGCGGAAGGGCTGCCCCCAGGCTTCCGTGATATCGTTCATACCTTGCTCCATCCTCTCGGTCGCAGCAGACCGCCCGGCGGCCTTGGTTTGAGCCCCGATGGGCCATGCTGGCGCGGCACCCCGTAGCCCCTGAAGCCAACGGCAAACCCGCGATTGAACCCCCTGCTGAATCCGCCCGCCATCAGACCGTCGCCACCGTCTTGACCGCCGTGCCATCGAAATACTTCACCACGTTCAGCACAGGGTCATACCAGATATCACCGGCCAGCACGAAGAAGACCTCATAAGTCGTCGTTGCGTTCGGGGTGGTGTCCCATATCTGTGAACCAATATCGGCGATGGAGTTCGGCCCCTCCGTGTTCGTCACAATCTTGCGAATCTGTCCCTGGCCTGTACCGCCCGTCAGGATTATGCAGGCGTCTGCATATTGGTCTAACGTCCAGTTCTTATCCGTCGTCACGGTGCCTGCCGTGCCCGCCGTGGCCGTCCCCGTGACACGGGATAAGTCGGTAGGGTCAACGGAGCGGCGGGGCAGGCCGATCATCTGCGGGGCTTGGCCACCATAAGAACCCAGCTTCCTGTTACTGTCCTGGACAAACTCAACGCGCGGATATCGATTCGCTGCGATGAAGTCCAGACCAATTGCGCGCCCTTTGGCATTGCCAGGGATGCTGGAATCCCAGTGGTACAGCTCCTTGGTGTAGTCGCCGCTAAAGATGGCAAAGTGCCCGTCGTTGCCGAGGGCGAACCCGATTAAGCCACCACCACCGTAGCGCCCGAGGCGGACGATATCGGAAGTGCCGCTGCCAGCGGTAGGCCGGATTCGTATGCCGCCAACCGAGCTCGCGGGGTATTCGATGATCTCCAGCAGCGCTGACGCCAGGAAGTCGCGCAAGTCCTGGGGCGAAATGTCGCCCGATGTGTTATCGGGGAAGAGCGCTTCCAGGGCGGCGCGGAGACGAACGGTATCAGTCATATCCCCGCCGCCCAGACGAACAGCCGCAGCCCGGCGCCCGCAGCGAGAGCCAGCCCCGCGACGGTCACGGCCGTCACGGCTAGCATTACCAGCCGCCTCACAGCGCCCACAGGCCGACCCCTGACGCCTTGAACGCAGCCATCGCCAGCGCCATCACGCAGTCCTGTACGATGGCCTGATCGTTGTCCTCGTAGCCCAGCAACTCTTCCTCCACCTCCCGGATGTAGGGGAACTTGATCCGCCGCTGCTCCAGCAGCAATGATAGCGCATCCAGAGCCTGCTGCTTGGACTTGTGGCTGAACACGAACCCGTCCGCTCGGCAGGTCAGGTTCTCCAGCACGGGGTCACCGGCGCCGGTGGAGTCGATCACCGTATCGCCCTTGTACCACTCCCCGTGCGCATCGATGAGGTTCTGGATGCGCGGGTAAGGAAGTCCCTGGTGGCGCTCGAAGGCCACCACCTGGTACGGCTCCTCCGTCACGTCAAGCGTAACACCGACCGTGGCGTCGTGGTGGCGGCCAATGTCCCAGGCATTCAGGTAGTGACGGTTCTCGCGCGGCTCGTGCAGCCCTGTGGCATTCTGGTGCGCGGCCTCGATGTCCCCGGCGCGGAAGCGCGTCATCCCCGACTCGACGAAGTCGCAGTCGAACTCCTGCGCCCACTGCTGGGCGGTATACTTGGGCCGCTCCCGCTCGTACCACGCCTGATCGTAGACAGGGCAGGCACGCCAATCGATGACGTGGCGGGACCAGCCCGCGCCCTCAAGCCCCGCCCAGATGCGGTGAAACAGGTTACGGCGGCCCAACGGTGTGGAGACAGACGTGATACGCCCACCGCGAGCTATCGTAGGAGCGATGGCCCCGAAGATGTCTTCCGCCCACATCTGGTGGGCGTGTTCGTCCAGGTACACGCGATCCGCCGGGTAGCCGCGGCCGGTGTCCTTTGATGCCGGCAGGGAGATCAGCCGCGAGCCGTTGGATAGCGACATCTCCGTCTCATTCGACTTGACGAGCTGATCTTGAAGCTCAAGGCGACGGAGCATCTGATAAGCGTAACTCAGAATGTGGGTGGCGGCCCGCTCGTTCCGGGATACGAACAGGGCCAGACTGTCGGGCTCCGTAAAAGCCCCGTCCAGCGCTTCAGCCATGATTGCCGTCGAGATGCCTATCTGCCTCGCCTTCAGGATAATCCTCTGCGGGCTGGGGTCCATCCACACCGTTGCCTGATATCGGTAAGGTTGGCCCGGCAAGAGCCTGCCCAGTCGGAAGAGACGACTGCCCCGCAAGAGCGGCGAGATAGGCGGACTCGGCTGCGCTGAGATCACCATGCGCCTGCACCTGTCCTTGCTGCTGGTTCAGGTTGATGTTCACGCCGTGACTTTCGGCTGGTGCCACCATCTTCCGGTAGGTCTCCATGACCTCCGCGAAGTCGCCCTCGGAAACGCGGGCGGTGACGGCATCGAAGACGGCACGCCGCGATTGGAGGTAGGACGCCAGGGCCTGCGTTTCCAGCCAACGGCGGCATTCGGCTATCCCGCCAACATCATCAAACCACTGGCGGATAGTCCGGGAGGGGACGTGATATTTGGCCTCGACCTGCTCGCTACTGGTCTCAATGGCGAGCATCATGTAGCCCAAGCGCTCAGGGGCCGTATAGCGGCGTTGGTGGCGCTTCGGCTTCGCGCCGTTCGTCCTACTCATGGATAAGCCACAGTGAAGGAGCCACGGTGAAGGACAGTACCTGTCGCGCCGCCATGTACCACGAGAGGCCATCGGCGCGCATGACGGCCTGAATAAGGTGCCGCTGAACCGACCGGCTGGTAACAACCCTGCGCATCCTGCCGGTGGGGCAGCTCATGTTGCTTTCACCTCGACCCAGCCTCGTCCATCGCACCCGAGCCTCATGCCGCCTCCTCGCCGTGATCCGCGCACTGGAAGTAGACATCCTCCCGCGTGCAGCCCGCGCCCTTCGGGAGGTGGCGCACGTCCTGCGCGTTCTCCTCGCTCACGGCCCAGAGGCCGAGATGATGGGCGATGGCTAGCGAATTCGTCAGGCCAAGGGCTGGGTGGCGTGCGCAGCGCCAGGTGCCCTTGCGGGCGTTGCGCAGCGGCTTGCAGGCTTTGATCGCCATCACGCCACGGCCTCCTGCCGTTTGCATTCCCGCTGGTGCTTCGCCGCATTGTAGCCCACGCCGCACTTCGGGCAGTAGCCCGACGGATTCAGGGGGGTGAGAACCTTGCCAGCGTCCAGCCGCCGCCAGCCGCAGGGGAGGCAGACGATATCCCCACCCTCCGCAAACAGGGGGCCGTTACAGCGTGGGCAGCAGGCCACCATTTCGGCCATTATAGCACGCCCGTTCCCTCGGCCATGCTGTCGTCGCCCTCCGGGCGGCCTTCGCTCGGTGGTGGGAGCAAGGCCATGTTGACGCCGCCGATGTGCTCGAACACCGTTCGCCCCTCCGAAGTCAGCAGGTAGGGCAGGAACTCCTGCTCCAACTCCACCAGCCCGAACTGGATCGCCTCGATCTTAGCCTTCAGGAACCAGTAGAGGGCCCGGAGAATCTGCTTACGCTGCTTCTCGTCCTGATAGCGCACAGTGAAGCGGAAGCCCCGCTTGCGTCCTTCCCACTCCAGCGCGGCCTCAAGTGCCTCCTCGCCCTGCGCTATGGCACTAGACCAGCGGAAGCCGACGGCGCCGACGCGCAGGAGCAGCTTCTCAATCGCCTCCTTGCTCTTGTGAGCAGCCACGTCAGTGTATCGGTAGGAGTCCAGTTTAGTGGCCATCGGATCGTGTCTCCTTGCTCCATCGAATCTCGCAGCGCAGCCCCGGCGCCTCACCGTAGCACTTGCCCACCAGCGCCCCCGTCACCTGCGCGTCTCGTGGTATAATACCGACATGGATAAGTTGCCAACAGGCGTGGTTGACTTTGCGGATATCTGCGAATGGCCCTATCACATACCTTGCGAGGACCAACTTTACCTCGTCCGCCTGAAAGGCGATCCATTGCCAACACCTCGACCACGCGTGGTGGCCAGCGGTACATACATGCCCGCCCGCTATGGCCGCTATCGAGACGAGTTGGCCTGGACGCTGAAAGATGGCTGGCGCCAGGCGGGCTATCAGGTATCGAAAGATACCTTTGGCGTCAGGGCCCTCTTCTTCCGGCGCACCCATCAGCGGACGGATGTGGACAATCTGCTCAAGGCTTGCCACGACGCGGGTACTGGCGTCATCTGGGAAGATGACAGCCAAGTCGCAGAGACCTTCGGGCGGGTCTTTCATGGCTGCCCCGATCCTGGCGTTGTTCTCTTGATCTACCGGACTCAGGAGCCTAACTTCCTGGCCCCGTTGACATGTCAGCGGTGCGGTAAGCAATTTCAGGTTCGCTGGCCATCCCACCGCGCCCGGCGCAAACTCTGTAGCGCTACCTGCCGTGAGAATAGAATCGAGAAGCAATGTGAACGCTGTGGGCGACGGTTTACCATGCCCGTATCTCTGGCGAAGCGCACGCCCTCTCGGTTCTGTTCGCGGACTTGTAATATCGCTACGCTCCATGAAATGAGCCGAGCCAACTACTCGCCGAAGCTCTGTATTGACTGCGGTAAACGCGTGTCGCGGCCCGAATATACCCGATGTCAAGCTTGTCGTTTGGCGCAGCGAAGAGGGCCTGGCACCTATCGTTGGTCCCGGCTTTTGTAAGCGCCCGTTGCGCACGAAGGCGCGCGTACTGCCTTTGGGTTGGGGCGTGCCTTTGACGGCGAAGGACCACGAGCTCACGTCACGAACCGCGCCTTGAGGATGCGCCAAGCGAGCGCCGCCTGTTGCGGGACGACGCCGTTTCCTGTGAGCCGGAGTCGAGCGGCGCGAGTGAGGTCTACGGAGGCGAGCTTTCTCTGGGCCGTCCCCGGCGTCTGCCACTGCTCCGCCTCGCGCTTCAGGTTGCGCCCCTGCGTGCTCCCCTCTTCGCTCCCCGGCCTCCGCCCATCGTGGGCCGTCGCCGTGGGCCACATCGCCGCCGCTTGCGTCAGAGTCGGGGCCATCCCATCCCTGTTCGCGTGCTGCTTCGCATCGTTGTCTAGGGGCGTGGGCCAGTTCTTCGCCATCTCGCCCAACGATGCCGTATCGCTCTTCTTGTTCGTCCCGCTGTTCGGTGCTTCTGGCATGGTGTCCGGCGTGGGCCAGGACGAAGAGGCGTTCGCGCTTGTGCGGCGCGCCGACGTCCGCAGCCTGGACGAGCGCCGCCTCAGCCACGTAGCCCATCTCCGATAGCTCTGGCAGCCAGCGATGAAAGACGTAGGGGAGCACTGCTGACACGTTCTCCAGGAAGACCCATTCAGGGTGGACATCCCCGATAACACGGGCTGTATCGGGCCAGAGGTCGCGTTCGTCTGCGGCTCCGAGTCGCTTGCCGGCGACACTGTGGGGCTGACAGGGTATCCCCCCAATGATGCAATCCACGATTCCACGCCACGGCCTGCCGTCAAGGGTTCGGAGATCAGTCCATAGAGGCGCCGGATCAAGGGTGCCGTCCTCCATGCGCGCGACCAACTGGAGGCAGGCCGTAACTTCATGTTCCACGTACAGGACTGTGCGAGCAGCAGGCTCCGCCATTCGTAGGCCGAGGTCGAGCCCCCCGGCTCCGGCGCAGACGCTAAGTGTTCGGAGGGGACGTAGAGCCACATTCACGCCTTGCCTCGCTGGTAGCGACGCTCAAGCCACTCCGCTTCCGCCTTGCTCGGTGGCGCCACAGTCTCCGGTTCAGCCGGCCAGCCTTCAGCCTCCAGTCGCGTCAGGATGGCGGCAACGTAGGACCAGGAGCGATGATTCTGCGCCACAGCTTCACGAAAAGCGTACTCAATGCACTTCTCGCCACGTTCATTCGCCGGAATCCGCTCGCTCCAATCGCGCAACTCGTCCTCTACGCCTACGGATAAGTTACCTAATCCGTTTTCGTAAGCCTTTGAAAGCAGCGATAGGACAGGATCGGAAGCAGCAGCAGCAAGGGGTACGGGAGCCGGGCTTCGGGCTACGGGCTTAGGGTTTGGGTTTGGGCTTGAATTCTGCTTGCGTTTTGCTAAAGCGCCTGCCTTAGCACGTGCTTTAGCGGCTGCTTGACCACCTGCTTGACCAGCCGCTACCTTTGCCTGATGCTCGGACTCAACCTGTTCTCGGCTGGGCTGAAAGTCCAGGTAGTCATGGATTAGATAGCCGCCCGGTATCTCCTGCCACATGCCAGTCTCCAGCAGGAGGCGAAGAACATACTCAGCATCGACGGTCTCACCCGCCATGCCTGAAGTGACGCCGACTTCGCAGACACGTCGCTCGCCATCATCGTCAGGTGGCTCCAAGAACTCCCACGTGACCAAGGTGCGGGCAACCGCCCACGGCACGAACCCGTTCGTCAGATTCCGGTTGCAGTAACAGAGCCCGGCAACCTGCATGGCAATCGCTAGAGGCCCAGCCGCAAGCACCTTCGGGTGCTGAGTGAAAGCGTCATCGATGCGGACCCAGGTCACAGGCTGCTATCCCTCTACCACAGTCGCCGTCACTCCGCCTCCCACCACAGCACCCGAAACCCCTGGGCCGCCAGCAGCCCGGTCGCCGTCAGCGCGTTCGTGCGCCCGCTCCTGTACGGCCGGGCCTTGATGTAGCCCGCGTGGTTCAGGCGCCACAGCCGGTAGCTCACAGAGAAGGGGCTGGGGATATCGCAGCCGACCATCATCTCGCGGACGCTGGCGCCCGGATGCTTCCAGAGCCAGCGTAGGATCGCGCGGTCGCGGGGCGTGAGTGTGGCGCTCACCGAACTCCGCGTCTCAAAGGTACAAGGTGGTCGCTCCGCACCACCACGCCGGTGACGTGCCGCTGCCCGCGCGGGCCGATGACGGCCAGGTGCGCGTCCCGGGGAGCATGGCCGCGCTTGAACGTGAGCACGTAGTATCGGTGCCCCTGGTGTTGCGCCACGATCACACCCCGCACACGGCGCACCCTACCGCGATATAGGACGTGTTGCGGCTCCGTGATGACGACGGGGCGAATCACGCCGAGGGCGGGCGCACGGTGGCGCTTTCTTGCGTCGCCGTACACTTGCGTAGGTTTCACGCGCCCATCGTCTCCGGCATTTCGTCCCACTCGCGCCCGTCCAGCAGCCGACCGCCGCTGGTCGGCGTCCTGCCGCCCCACTGCTTGAAGAAGAACGCCACACCCGCCGCGACGCACTGGTCCCGAAGTGAGCGCACCCACTCCAGCGCCTGCGGCTTCGGACGCCAGCCGGTGCCGTGGCAGCCAGGGCAGCAATCAGGCGGGTCAATGCTCACAGTGGCTACGCCCCCGAATCCAAAGCGATGATCGCACCGTTCGACCAGCTTCCGCTCGGCGCTGCCCGGCCCGGTCTCGCCACCGACGATCACCCATGAGATACGGGGTTGCTGCCCTCGGCCGCCGCAGCCGTGGCCCGCCTCGTGATAGGGCCAGTTGGAGCACATCCAGCGCCGCACATCCAGCGGCCCCAGCAGCGGCTCGCAGGATAGAAACCGCACGGCGGCGGGCGTGTCCAGCAGCATGGGGATGCGCTCGTCCGCCATCCGCTGGTTCTCCACCGAGACGCCCAAGTGGACGTTGGGCAGGGGCCACGAGCCGAAGGCCGACTCAATGCCGCTGCGGAAGGCCCCGTCCGTAAGGAGTTGCCGCATTCGTTCGGGGCGCTTCGTGAGCACCTGGAAGGTATGACGCCGTGCTCCCTCCATCGTGACGAAGACCTGTTGGAGGAACACGTCCGGCACGTCTTCGTGGAACAGGTCAGTCATGTCGCACATGAAGATGCGGGTGGGCTTCCGGCGCCGCAGGATCGCCTGCAGCTCGCGCTCATTCAGCCGCCACTCGACTTTGTCGCGGTTGGCCGGCAGGTAGACGTGGCCAGTCCCGCGGCGGACATTCAGCGCGCTGGCGTAGCAATTAGCACAGCCGGGCGACACCTTCTCGCAGAACCAGCCGCGCTTCCCCGTCTCCTTGTCCACGACGTAGAGGGGGTTGCTGCTGAAGTCCGTCCATTCGATGCCCGTCTTGTTCATGGCGTCAGCTCTCCACGCTCACCCTGAGCGAGGGAGAAAGGGGAAGGGGGAGCGCTGAATTCACCAGAGCGGCCGATACGTGGCGCAACTCCCCCTTCCCCTTTCAGGAGAGGGGCTGGAGAGGAATCCTGGAGTCGCTGGTAGTCCGCCAAAGCGGGCACCTCTTCCAAGCCCCCTCCAGCCCCCGCAAGCGCGGACGACCTATCGCCGTCAGTTTCCCCTGGCGGACTCACTCTCTGCTGGTCACCCGCGCTTGCGGTACGCGGGGACATCAGCCTGAAGCCTCGCCGTTGCTGGGCTAAAGGCCCGAAGGCTGATGACCGCAAGAACTCAGAAGGTGAAAGTAGTGACGGCTGAAGGCTAAGATAGAAACGCATGAGCGGCCCTCGCCGCCCCGACTCTTCGAGGCGGATCATCTCGAAGCCCATAGCCTCCCAAAAGGCTATGGCTTCTAGGTCCACGCGGCATCGACACGTGACCCCAGCGTGGCCGCCCGCCTCCATTATTCGGCAAGCCTCGTTCACTAGCGCCGTCGCCCGCTCGTGCCGGCGTGCGTCAGGCCGAACAACAATCTGTTGGATCGTCGCCACGGGCCGACCCCGCGTCCAGAAGAGAAACCCCGTCATGTCTCCATTGTCCCGAAGTGTTATTAGCGTCTTCCGGCCTGCAACGACTTCGGCCTCATACCGCGATAGTGGCAGGAAGCCAACTGCTTCCTGCTCATCACGGCGGAGGGCTTCGAGTTCGCGCAAGTCAGCAGCAACAGCGATTCCCACCTCGGCCTTCGCCGTGCCCTGGTCACCCGTGCTTGTGGCTGGTGAAGGGGGCGTGTTCACACATCCTTTTCCGCTACGGACCCCTTCACCAGCCTGTGATGGAGCGGAACCTTGCTGACCAGGACCACCGACGTTCGATTGTAGCTCCGCTCCATCACAGGCTACCAGGCACTTGTAACGCTCGCTGATAACTACGGGCACGCGGAACACCAGGTCGGAGTCCCGCTTGCGCCAGTGGTACACCCCGTCCTTCACCCATGTCTTGATTGTGCCTACCGTCTTCGCCGTGTGGTGCCCACGGCACAGCGGTATCTTGTTCTCCGCTACGTCGCGTTCCTTCGAGCCACCGGCGCCACGGTTCTGAATGTGGTCGATGTCGATGTCATTCGGGGAGCGGCATACCGCACACTGAAGTTCGGCACCTGTGGGGGTGCGGGTTACTCCCTGACCCATCTCTCCCACTCCTCGAAGGCTGCGAATCGCATCGGATTCGTCGTCCGTGTTCAGTTCAAACGCCTCCGCCATCTCCCAGTTCGGTATCCGCCAGTGCGGGCATATGGGCGGCAACTCTTCCTCGCCTATAAGTAGATGCGCGAAGACTACCCACCGCTCAGCATGGAGGCGCTGGCGGCAAGCACAAAGGTCGCTTCTATCTCCCATCAAAACGGTACGATCCCCCAATCGTGCCCATCGTTTGATAGCGGGATGTGGCGCTTCTGCGCCCGTGGGGGTGCGTGTGACGCTACAGAAACTGACGGACATCGGGGCTTCCTCCTGCTACTCCAGCAACGCCGCCTGCGCGGCTTCCTCGGGTCCTGCTTCCGGCTCGGGTTCCGATGAAGCTGCGGCTGCTGTCCCTGCGCCACGCACCCGGCCGCAGTTGTAGCAGCGCTCCGGGTCCTCGTTCGTGGCCTTGCAGCCTGAACAGCGCCACTTGTCGGGTTTCGGCTTGGGCGCCGCCGGTTCTGATGCGGGCTCCGGCGCGATGTCCTCCATGTCCTGCGTGAACAAACCGGAACTGCGCGTGGCCGACAGCACGGCGTCCACGAGCGCCCGCTTCTTCGCCATCTTGAGTAGAGTGTTAACCAGCGTGAACGGGTCATCGTTCTCGATGCGTCCAATCGGCTGATCGGTGATGCGAGCGTCGCCGTCGTCGAACTTCGCCCCGCAACCGCCCTGCTTCTTGAAGCAGAGCCAACCGCCGCCATACTCCGCCTTGCCCTTGATGATCGCCTCCTGATTGCAGTCCGGGCAGCTACGGTTCGCCTGACGCCAGCGATAGCGAGCTTCCTTGCTATTGGCGGAGCCGAAGCCCTGCGCCACCACGAGCCCGGAGCGGGCGTTCACGAGGTCCGCGCGGACCTCGTAGTGGAACAGGCCGTGCTCCCAGTCCTCCACGCGGTTCATGGTTTGGAAGAGGCGCTGGAAGCCGTAGACATCGCACAGCTTCTCGGCGCCGGGCTTCAGGAGCGTGGGTTTAGCCGTGCCGGGGATCGTCCCGTAGTCCTCGCCCTCCACCATGTACTCCTTGACAAACTCCTGGAGTTCAGCGATCCGGTGGCGGATGTCGGCGCCGCTCACGATGAAGGAGGGGGCTAGATCCCCCACGGGTATCAGGTCGCGTACTTCGTCGGTCATTGGGGTTCCTCCTTGCGTTTCAACTCCAGACGCGGCCGCTTCGGTGCGGACCGGCGGTATTCGTCGATAAGGCCCGCGATAACTCCACCATGCTTACGCAGTTCGTTGAGCTCTCGATGGTCAATGCCGCGCTCAGGCAGCGGCGGCAGCGGGAAGGCGCGATCCACGGCCTTTGGGGTCAGGTGCCGTAGCAGGTTCTCGCGCAGCCCCGCCGGGTCATCGATAGTGTGCTCGTAGCCCACGGACGCCAGCTTACCGGTCCAGTGCTCGCTCTCCAGAACCGTCGCACCGCGATCAATGAGCCGCTGCTCCAGTTCGAACCTGGCGCCGTCCGCCATTTGGAGCAGGCGCCGACCTTCAGCCTTCATGCTCTCTGCGATCTCCGCCAGGGCGTCGTCCGTGTACCCGTCGCCCGAGTCAGTGGGCATACGCTCAATCTCTTCTCGTGTGAGTGGCTCAGGCATCACTTCTCCTCCAGCCGCTTCCGCATGTCGTCTTCAGTGAGTCTGAGGGCATCACAGTTATGACAGCCATGCAACTGTCTATCCCCCTCGCAATAACAGAGATTATGAAACTTGAAGCTGTATTCCGTTACTGAACTCTCTGGCCCATGTTCCACTGCGAGCGCCTTGTCCTTCTCCGCCACCAGCGCCCGCAAGAGGGCGACGGTGCGGAAAGCGGCCAGCGCTTCGTGGCAGACATGCCGAACCTCAACCGCATTTAGTGCTCTATCGCGGTACTTAGCGTTCTCTCCGACGGTTTCTGTATATCCAACCGCCTCCCGCTCCTCCTCCGTCAGTCGCTCCGTCCAGTCAGGCATAGCGCTCAACGTTCTCCATCTTCGCCTTCCAAGCTGCGACCTCAGCCTCTGCTTTCTCAGCCCTGGTAAGCAGGGCACGGAAGCGCACCGAACGAGCATCCTGAGCAGAAGGTTGATATGCCGCCAATTCTGCGACTTCTTCCCAGAACGGGCGACGCCCGAGCTGCAACCGCTCCAACACAAGTCCCCGCTTCTCTGTGTCTCGTACGCGCCAACGCCAACCAACACCATCCTCTAAGCCGTTAACGACCTCCAGCCGGGCGTCGGCAAGGTCTTCTAGGCAGCGCCGTAACGTGTGGCCAGCGACCTTATCCCTCCCGCTACCCCTCAACAATACTTCCACGAGGTTCTGAACGAGTTTCTGCCCATCCGTCAGCGCCGCCAGCTGTTTGTCGTTCATGGCTTCACCTCGCGCGATCCCCAGCCATAATCACGCTCCTGCCCCTCGCGTTTTGACGGCCAATCCTTCGGCTGCGTGGACTCGTCATACGGCTCGGCCAGCGGCCAGCACGATTCGCACCACTGGAGGAAGGAGCTATAGACAACTGGCCGAGTCTCCTCGCACCCGTCGCAACTGGCCGCACCCTGGCTGTTTGCGTTCTGAGTCCACCAGAAAGCACCATTTGGGGCGCGGGCGAATTTAATCAGCCAGGTGATCATTCTCTCGGCCGTCACTGTCCCTCACCCAGCTTGAGAGGGCCGGAGGGGTCACCGCAGTAGGGCGGACAGGAATAGAAAGTGACCCAGACATCTATCGCGCTCGTTTCTGGTACGGCTTCGGGATGTTTGGGTACGTCAGCCCGTAGTGGATCGGCCCCGCTTCGTTCGCTTTCCATGAGCTTGATGTCAGTTGCGTCAGCCGCCGCTCCATCCGCTTCTGTTGCCGGCGGGCCGAGAGCCACTCCGCCACCCAGAGCGCGAAGAACAGCGTCAGGCCCAAGAGCCAGGGCGCGAGTACTATCAGGTTGTCCATTGTCTCCTCCGGTCGGTCCCGCCAGCGCCCATGCCCCACCCAACACCAACGATAGCGCCAGCGGAATGAGCCATCTTATGCGTCGGCCCCGCCGCTAGAGCTGGTGGATGTTTCGGCCTCACGCTCGCGCTTAGCTTCCCATTGCCGGGCGCAGTCTGCGGAACACAGTGTTATAAACGGATCATATCTACCAAAGCGAACGGTGAACCATCCACGTGGCCAAGTTTCGCCCATCTCTGGGTGGTCGTCCTGTTCTTTGCCACAAGTGTCGCAGCGCCAGGTCCGTATGTATCCCATCATTCATTCTCCCTTCACGGGCTCAGCTCCGGGTCACCCCCAAAACGGCCTGCTCCACCGGCGTCAGGTCCCACGTCGCCAGCACGGCGTACAGCGGGCCTGCGAGGTGCTTCAGCAGGGCAGGATCGCCGGGCGGCCGTGGCCGACGCTCCCAGCGCGGCTCCCAGAGCAGGTGGTTGTTCTGGAGGCTGTGGGGCGGCCTGAGTGCTGGCGGGATGTTGGGCACGATGGCGTACATGTCCTCCCGCCTCCGGTCTCGGTCTGAGCAAGGGATGACGAAGAGCCGCCCTTGAATAGCGGCATTGGCGCGTCTGTATCCCACCAAGTCTTCCGGCCCCATCTCGACTTCAGTTCGCCAGTTGTGCTGGCGAACCATAATGCGTGTCTCATCCGCCCGCGCAATCGCCAATCGCGGCAAGCCCTTGTCGTCCTCCCCCGCCTGCTCGAACGCCTCCATGATGTTGATGACCTGCCGCCCCTCAGCCAGCGCCTTGTAGCAGCGGGCGATCTGCGCGTCCTCCGAGTTCACCACCGCCGTCTTGGCCGAACGGATGGCGTGGCGATACTCACGGAAGGCTTGTTTGGCCTCATCTACCGGCATTTCGATTGTCTGAAGTTCCATCAATCATTCTCCCTTCCCGATTGCCTGTGTGAGCAGCGCGAGGGCTCCGCTTTCGTCGGTGTAATCCCACATCCCCGAGGGCAGGCGCCGCTCGTAGTGGAAGAACTCACCCGCGTACTGGCCGCTGCCGTACCGTGCCCGCTGCCCGCGGTAGTAGGCGATGCGGATCGTGCCAGCGACCGTGTCTTGGCGGACCACGACGCCGGGGACTTCCTTCGCCTCCCTCTGCAGGTCCTCAAGCCACTCGGTGGCCGTCTTCGCCAGCGCCCGCTCGCGCAACAGGCTGACGTCTAGCCGGTCCCGCTCGGCGCGGACGCTGGCGGGCGTAGGCTCACGCTCACGCCGCAGCCGTTCGCCCAACTGCCGGCGCTCTTCGCCCTGCTCTTCGAGGATGACCAGCACGTCGTCTTCGGGCTTCACGACGATTCTCCCTTCGCGGCGGCGATGGCGGCACTAGCCTGTTCTAAGTCTTCACCGCTTACAACAAGAGTGACATCGCCAGTCACCGATGTTCCGCGAACATTGACGGGCAAGATCAGCCGCTCCAGCGCCGCCAGCAGGGCGGGCGCGGCGGCTATGAGAGGCTGGTTGCAGGGGGCTACGGTTTCACAGATGAGGTGCGCGCCATAGAAGGCCGTGGCATCGGTGCCCTGCAGGCCGCCCTCGATAGGCGTGTCCGCGACAATGCCACCGTAAGCGCCGATGCGCCACGGCCCCGGTGTGTGCTGGGCGGTGGTAAACTGTTCCTGCATCGAAGACTCCTTTATCTGCCTAGATGCTCTTGGAATCGGATGATGCTTTTCAGTAAGGTCACCAGTTCGGGGAGTGTCCGATTCGCTTTCAGCTTGTTGCAACTGTTATGGGTCCAGCCCAGATTGGCGGGGGCATTGGTGCCACCACGTGCCATGGGCATAATGTGGTCAATTACCGCCGTCTTCCAATCAAGGCTATTGCTGCCGCAGAGATAGCATGTCTGTGGCTCTCCCAGCGCTTCACGCAGCGCTGGGATGCCAGGGCTGGGCAAGCCCCTCAATCGCAGGCTGACGGAGCGGGACTGCCAGGGCGATTCAGGCGAGCGCGCCTTGTTGTGGCAAGATTTGCAATGGGAGCGTAATCCTACTGCGAAGCGCCCGCGCCGAAAGAACTCCGTCTCCGGCTTGATTTCCCGACATCGACGGCAGCGCTTGGTGGTAGAATCACCCTTGAGGTCGGATGTCATTGGCTTCCGTCCTTTCTACCGGCTGGCGGTTTCAGCGCTGGCCGGTTCTGTTGTTTTGACGGCGGAGAGGCGCTTGCCTTGAGCAGCTGCCAGGGACATATACGCTTCCCCTCCGCCGCCCATGGGGATGCCGGAGGAAGATGCCGGCGAGTCCGGGAGGTTGGCGCCCCCAGGAACCGGCAGCGCTCCGGCATCCCCATGGACAGTCCTTCGCTCAAGGCGACCGCCGTCGGAGGGGACGGCAGCCGCAAAAGGGGTGCGGCCCAGGATTAAGGGAGGATACCTGACCGCCTTGACCAAAGGACTCATGCTGTCACCGCCCGCCGGACAGTGATGCGCGGCTGGAATGCCTCGCCCCTGGCGATCAGCGGCTCCAGACAGCGCAGGCACCAGAGGCTGCCGCCGCCGAGCGCGTAGGCTGGCCCGTCGCAGGTCGCGCAGATGGTCTCGATAGGATTCGCGTCTTGGCAGCCATAGCGGTCATAGCTGGGCTGGTTATCCGGTCGTGGATGCACGGTGGGCCCGGCGGCGCCGATGATGATACGCTTCGCCATCAGCGTGAACTCCGACAAATCATGGAGTCGGAAATCACGCCTGCTCCTCTTTCGGCTTGGGGTGCCGCTCCCGGTAACGGCGGGCCTGCGTGCGAGAGGCACACTTCTTGGAACAGTAGATCGCATGGAATCGCCGTTCGTCCGGGACAAACCGGTTACAACCTTCGGCTGCGCATCGCTTGTGGTCGCTCATACCATCCACGATTATAACAGCGCGTGGGTACTTGTCAAGGCCTTCTAGTGGTGATACCATGGGTTCAGACGCATCCTACCACGGCCCCGCGACTGATTGTCAAGGGGGTGCAGCGTGAAGAAATCGAGGTTGCCGACCTACATGGAGCCGGACGAGCTAACAGCGCTGCTCGCCGTGTCGCCGCCCCAGCACCGGCTGTACTTCCTGCTGTGCGCTCGCGCCGGCCTGCGTTCGTCGGAGGCCGCCCGGGTGCGGCGCGAGGACATCATTTGGCGAGACGGCCAGCCCGCGATCCTGCGCGTGATCGGCAAGGGCGACAAGGAAGCGCTGCTCCCGCTGGCGCCGTCGCTGCGCCGGGCGCTGGCCCGCGAGCCGGACGGGGAAGGTTGGCTGTTTCCGGGCTACAAGACGCACATCGTAGACCGGCAAGCCCGCTACTGGCTCGTGGAGGCGTGTGAGAGGGCGGGGATTCCGCGCTCGAAAGCCCACCCACACGCCCTACGGCATTCCTTCGCCACGCATCTACTCTGGCAGGGCGTCGCGTTACTCGAAGTCCGGGACCTAATGAGGCACAGCAGCATCGCCACCACGTGTCAGTATCTACACAGCAACCCTGAGCGGCTGCAGCAGGCGGTGGACGTGCTGGACGCCCCGATGCTGCGGCGCGTAAGCTAGCGGAAAGGAGCGTTCCGAGATGAAGTTGCTCGCTCTCTTCGCCCTGGCCCTCTTCCTCGCGGCCTGGAAGCTGCCCTCGGCCCCGCAGAACTACCCCACGGAGGGCACGGCGGCGGCTTGGATCGCCAGCGAAGCCTGTACCCCAGAGAAGACGGCGGGCTGCATCGGCTTCAGCGGCCTGACCCCGATGTGGATCTACGCGGTCGGCGCCGTCCCCAACCCGCACTTCATCTTCCTGTACGCCCGCTTCCTCAAGGAAGACTGCAAGACGATACCGGAGACCTGCCCCTACCTGGAGACGCAGCTCCAGTGGTTCCGCGACAACGGCGTGTCACCACACCGGGGGTTGACGGTCTGGCCGGTCTGGAACGGTCACGCAAACGCGATGGTACAGGCCAACCTGGCGGAGTTCCTCATGGACACCGACCCCGACCTGGCGGAGCGGGCCGGCCGTGCGTTCGACTGGACGGCCGGTAACGGCGGCGTGGCCTACGTCTACGAGCCGTACCGCTACTGGTACCTGGCTGCCAACGTGGGCACCGACAACCACCTCTTCATCCTGAATCAGATGAACTATGCGGTCATCGGCCTGAGACGGCTCTGCGCGTCACATGGTGAGCCGTGGTGTCAGCGTGCGGATCGGGGCATGAACGCCCTGACTGCCGTGGGCAAGCGGTCCGTGGCGATAGACGACTTCGACGCCGGCGGCTGGAGCTACTACCGCGCGGCGCCGCTGTCCTTGGCCCGCTGCTGGTATCATGGCGTCAACGCGGAGACCAGCGCGGAGCTGGGGCTGGAGCCCTTCGCGAGCAGATGGACACAGACATGGAGGGAGACGTGCTAGCGCCCGACTGATATGAAGCCTGCCAACACCAGCAGAATGAAGATGACGATGAGGACTAGCCAGATATTCCCGTTCATCTCGCTCCTATCACGGCCCCAACTACAGCGATGATGACGCTGGCGATGACGACGAATCCTAACCAGAGCTGGGCCGTAGAGATACCCTGAGCCTTTCCGACAAGTGTAGCCGCCGCCGTCGCCGCTAGCTTCTCTGCCGCGGTAACCCGCGCGTCCAGGGCGTCCTGTCTGGTGTCGTAGATTTCGCGCCTCACGAACTGAGCACGGTCAGAGACGACTTGCTGACGCAGCTCATTCATCCCCTCTAGTCGCCGCTCTACCTCTTTAGCCCGCAGTTCCAGCGCCTTCTCCACGGACTTCTCATATGAGATGCGGAGTTCCTTCTCATGCTCGATAAGCGCCCGAAGGTGGTGTAGCTCTGAGTTGAACAGCTTTTCCAGTTGGTAGAGCTGCTCCTTAACCGACGTGCCGTACTGATTGACGGCTTTGTTGTTGTTGGGCACGTCGTCACCGTCCAAGCGCCAACTCCGCCCGGTAGCGATGCGCCCGGCTCCGGTCCCTGCCTGAGTGCCCATCGCTGAGCGCGTACCACACCAGCCACCACCAGCGCCTGCTCTGGCGCCCGTCCCATATGCGCTCCAGGGCGCCGATGCGTGCGATCTCTGTGGGGTACAGCATACCCGCGCTCACGTCTTGCCGGTCACGATAGATGGCCTCGTTCTTCGCCTGTGTCGCCATCAGCCATGCGCCCTGCCGGTGACGCGGCGGCCATTGCAGGAACCGCAGCCACGCCTCTTGCACGATGTCGTCGAAGAGAGCCGCCCGCCCGGACTGCGCGGCGACCGTGCGAGCGATGCTGTGGAGTTCAGCGAAGCCAAGCATTCTCTTCGGGCGTGTCGATGAGGCCGATGAATAGCGAGAACGGCCCCAAGAGTATCATCAGCCCCGTCTCCTCGAAGTGGAAGAGATAATCCTTGTCGCCCTTGTTGGCGTTGAAGTACGGGAACAGGCCCAGCGCCCAGTACAGCCGGTCGAACTTCGGCCTGATTGCGGGGCGCACGGTCGATAGATTATGGGGTAGGCGACGTATCCAGAGGGGTATCATTTGCGTGAGTCTACCGCGCCCTCTAGCCCCAGCCGCGTAGCCAGCGTCGTCAGGGCCGGGATTAAGCCCGCGATAGCAATCGTCTTCCCGTCGTCACTCTGAGACCAGACAGCGAGAGCGGCCAGCCCGCCCACGATGCAGGCCGAAAGGATGGCCCGCGCCGCGGCGATCTGCCACGGCTGCCCTTCGATGAGCCACGTCTTCATCGCTTCCTCCTCTTCCTACCCGTCAGGCTGCTCGCGCCCGCACCAGGCGCAGAACGTCCAGCGGTTCGGGATGAGCCACCCGCAGCCGCCGCACTTGTGCCAGAACTTGTACTCCCCAAGCTACGCCTCCTCTACGGGTACGTCCATCGGCGGGACCTGAACGGTCGCCCCGGGGAACTTCGCCACGAGCGGCCCCGACCCGCCCAGAGCCTTGAGCCTGGCGACCTCGGCCCGGATGGCGTAGATGTCGCGCCGGTAGCGGGCCAGCAAGTCCGCCAGTGCCACCGCTTCCTTGGGGAGCCCCGGCCCCTCGTTGCCGAAGTTGACCGAGGACGAGAACTCGATTCCCATGTCTTCCTCCTGTCCCGTGATAAAGGCGTCGTCGAAGGTGTTGAGGTCCACAGCGTGGCCTGCTAGCTGCGTTGTCCCGGCGTACTGCTTGCCGATGACCGGGCCCAGGCGCCCCAGACGCAGCGTGTCCAACGCCGGGTTCCCATCGTAGTCCGCGAGCCAGGCGGCCACGTCGCTGAAGTCGCCGCTCAGGCCGCCCCAGAACCAGGCCGCCGTGTAGATGCAGACCCTCTTGCCGAGGGCGCGCAGGCCGTTGAGCGCTTGGCGGATGATCTCGGGCGTCGTGGCGATCTCTACGTCCACGGAGACGAACGCCAGGTGCTGCCATTCGGCGCCTGCTGCTGCGACGGCCTTGTTGACGGCAGTGGCGGCGGGGAAGGTGTTGACGACGGTGTAGCCGGCCGTCACGAGCCCTGCAGCGCGCGCCCGCGCCAGCGTGGTCGCGGGAGCGCCGGGAACGCTGGCGCCCGTCCAGAGGTCCTGCACAGCGAGGCGGTAGCCCTCGGCGTAGCGATCCACCCACCAGGCCGCGGGTGGGGTGGCGAAGCTCAGGTCTAGGCCCTTCATCAGTTCCGCTCGCTTATGTAAGCCGTGGTCCCGCCGTTGGGCGCGAGGTGCTGGAAATCATAGATGTCTGGCGGGCCGCCAGTTGTTGTCGTCGTCGTGTCTACATCACCCGGCACTTGGATTAGATACCGTTTCTCACACCAATCACCAGGCCCTATCTCACGAGAGCGCCCCTGCGGCCCCTCAGCGCGCCTCAAGACTTCGTTGGCGATAGTCAGCCAGACCATGGCGTTGAACGCCACCAGCAGCCCTACGCACGTCCAGTAAGCGCGGCAGGGGGCCACGCTAGCCCTTCCCGAACTCCACCAGTTCGCACCCATAGTCCTCGGCCAAGCACCGCGGGCAAATCACCGTCTTGGTTCCATCTTCCCACATGAAGACAAACGGCCAGATGGAGACGGTGGATTCTCTATCTACTGCGGAATCATGCACTCTCGCTGGTTCTTCGTGCCCCCTGCGGCAACGCCACAGAGCGTCTACTACATGCCCGGCTTCCAGCTTCACCATTCGTGGCATTACGCTTCCTCCTTGCCGTTCTTTCCCGCAAAGATGTTCTTGAGGGCCAACACGGTGTCGGCCTCACCGAAGGGCCATTCCGTGCGCCCGTCGAATAGCTCCTTGAGAAGGGATACCTCGTTCGGGCTGAACTCGACGGCAGTTCCGCTCAGCATCAGGCTACCAGTCGGACTCCCCTTGTCGTCCAGGATTTGCGTAGAGCCCTTCGTGAGCTTCTTCGCAGCGGAGGCGGCATCGGCCAGCTTGTCGATGGGGAACTTGCGGCCCTCATAGGCTGGAGTTCCCTGTGCTGTCCTGCCCGCCACCTCGAAGAACAAGTCGAACAGAACCTTTTTGTGGCCGGCCTGTACAATCTTCACGGCAGTCCCTCCGCTGTCCTGATTCGGCTCGTGATATCCGCAAACATGGTGGCCGCACGTGTCGCCTGCTGGCCGGTCAGCTCAACGTAACGGTTACGCTGGAATGCCTCGTCGGTGTTCTCCACACGATACCCAAGAGAGATAAAATACTTGTAGGTTGCGAAGTCCTCTTGGAGTTCGCGGATCACACGGAACTCGTCGAACACAAGGTTGGTCTTTGTTAAAGTCGCA